CAAATCTTCTCAACAATGAACAGCCTCTTGAAAGAGAAGGTTGGCAAGAACAAGCTTGACGTTCAGGAAGTTAAGTATCAGATCGAGTTGATTCAAGAAAAGATTCTGGTTCATAGGGATATGCTCAAGCGCATTCGCAAGAGCAATGATGAGCAGATCAAAGAGATCGAGAATAAAATTCACGAAGCCGAAATCAAGATCAACGATTACGAGGCTCTTGTACAAGAGAAGATGGCTGAAGAGATAGATCTTAGGAACTCAATCTCAGATCAGGAATCCGTCAACAAGAAGCGCGAAACGATTGTTGGGTTGATCAAGGCTCTGCGTGATAAGAGAAAGAAGCTCACGAATGAAATTTCGTTCTATCATGATAACGACAACTGCCCGACTTGTAAACAAGGCATTGACCATACGTTTAAGGACGATACCGTAGAGGCGAAGAGAAAGTCTCTCGTTGAAACAGAAGTCGCCTTGAAGCAGCTTGAGGATCAACTCGTAGAAGTTGACGATCGCGTCACGACTGTTGGCGGTATCCTCCTAGATATTTCTGCCATTCAGAGAAAAATATCGGAGTACAACGGGCATATCTCAAGCGGGAATGCCTATATAAACGATACGAAGAAAGAGCTAGAACTTCTCAAGAATAAGAAGATCGACGATGCTCAAGAGGTAACAGAACTCGAGAATCTCAAGCTTGAGTGGAAGGCGAAGGAACAGCTTCGCGAAGATCTCCTTATTGACAAGGAAGTGCTTGATGTTGCCGCGATCCTCCTGAAAGACGGCGGAATCAAAGCCAGAATCATCAAACAATATATTCCCGTAATCAATAAGCTGATCAACAAGTATCTCTCTATCATGGAGCTTCCTGTTGGCTTTGAGCTTGATGAGAACTTTGATGAGACAATTAAGTCTAGGTTCAGAGACGTTTTCTCTTATGCTTCGTTCTCGGAAGGCGAAAAGCAGAAGCTCGATCTAGCAATCCTCTTCACCTGGAGAGCAATTGCTAAGATGCGTAACAGCTCAAACGCAAACCTTCTTATCATGGACGAGATTTTCGACTCTTCTCTTGACGTTAACGGTATTGAACAGCTTGCTACGATTATTCAGAGTATCTCGGGCGACAGCAACGTGTTTATTATCTCACACAAAGAGAGTATGATGGACAAGTTCACAAACATTATTCGCTTTGAAAAGGTTAAGGACTTCAGTAGGATTGCAGCGTGAACAACAATTTGATATTTGATTTTGAAACGTTTGGGAACGACGTTACTGAAGCTGCGATAATCAATTGCGCCTTGATGGTGTTTGATTGGGATCGGTTTGAAGACAACCCATACACTTGGGACTAATTGCTCAGTTCTGTAGTCATCCTGAAGCTTGATGTTCAAGAGCAAGTGACTAAATACGGCTATAAGATTCACAAGAGCGATCTTGACTGGTGGAGCAGCCTTGAACCAGAAGTAAGAATTCAGATCAAACCAACAACAAATGACTTGACTTTAAATCAATTCTGCGGTAAATTTATAGATGAGCTTCGGGATAAGAACGTCAAGGCTTGGTGGTCTAGAGGGAACACGTTCGATCCTCTACTTCTCGAAAGATGTTTCAAGGATGTAGGTCAAAGAGAGACCATGAAGAACTTTTTGAAGTTCTGGAGAGTCCGAGATATCAGAACATATTTTGACGCTCGGTTCAACTTCGATAAAGATTCTGACCATTCGTTCAAACTACAGCCTTGGTCAGATATATTCCTTCAGCATAATTCTATACACGATATCGCTGCCGATATCCTTAGAATGCAATTCGTTGAGCGCACATTGAAAGGTTTGGAATGAAACTGGTTGATAATAATGACCCAATTTTGAAACAGGAATGTGAGAAGTTTAATTTCCTAAATCCTCAACTTGATCTTCCCGAGTTTATGGAAGACCTAGTCCGGACCATGAATGACAATAATGGGATTGGTATTTCCGCACCGCAGGTCGGCGTTCCTCTTCAAATCTTCGCGATGGCTTCAGATCCGCCAACTATCGTGATCAATCCCAAAATCCTAGAAACATCTAAAGAATCGGTCGAGCTCGAAGAAGGTTGCCTCTCGTTTTCAGGAGAGTTGATCAAGGTCAAACGTCCTTTGTGGATTATCGCTCGTTACATTCAGGCGAATGGTAAAGGGCACACTCAACGATTCGAAGGTATGACGGCTAGGGTCTTTCAGCATGAATACGATCATATGATGGGCAAGACCATGTTTGATCATCTATCAAAGCTGAAGCGCGATATGTACAACAAGAAGAAAATGAAGAAGGCGAAGAATGTCTAAGAATCTTGATAATTACCAGACAGCTGAAGACAATGGCGGAATCCGTTTCGGGAATCAAATTTCTCTAGATGCAGCAGTAAAATCATTACGAATTCCAGCCTATAAATACAACGAAGGCGAGCTCCTTCGAGAAATCACCCAGTATATCAATAATACCTACGGTGAACACTACTCCCAGAACAAATATCAAGCAACTGAATTCATCATCGACGGTGGCCATGGAGTTGGTTTCACTCTCGGTAATGTCATGAAGTATGCTCAGCGTTACGGTCATAAGGGTAATCCTGCCGATTGGCGCAAAGACTTGATGAAGGTGATTCATTACGCCATCATCGCACTTAATGTACACGACCTCGAACATAAGGAAAAATAATATGGCAAAAAAGAATAAACCTTTGTCCGTATATGTTGCGCTTGATCGTTCAGGATCGATGAGCGGAGAACGTTGGGTTCACGCTATTGATTCGATCAACGAATATATCAACGGGCTAAAGGCAGAAAAGATTGAAGGCACTGTAAGCATTATTGCGTTTGATTACGGTCAAGAAATGCGGCTTGAGACTCTTGCCGAATATAAGAGCATCGCTTACTTTGACGCACTCAAGCATGATGTAATTCAGCCGTCCGGTATGACTCCTCTCTTCGACGCTGCAGCTAACGTCATGGACAGAGCTTTAGAAAACAACGCCGAACGCACTGTTGTTGTCATCATGACCGACGGCGAAGAAAATTCCTCAAAGGAATACAATCAGGCTAAGATCAAAGATAAGGTCAAGGCTCTCACAGAAAAGAAGTGGGAAGTTCTGTTCCTTGGCGCAAACTTTGACGTGTCTAATTACACTGCTGCTTCTGGTCTTGCTCAGACTAAGATGCGCAATGTCGATTTCAACAATCAACTTCAACGCGCAGCGATGTACGCCGATCTAACCAAGTCAACTACTGCATATGCCACAACTGGTGCTGCAATTAATCTAAATGTAAAGGCTAATTAAATTATGGAAATTTCAGTTGATATTAACGAACTCCGCAAGCGTTCACTAATGGTAGCAGTCCCGATGTACGGCGGGATGTGTTACGGAAACTTCGCCAAGGCTTCAAACGATCTGACGGCTCTAGCGGCTCATTATGGAATCAATGTAAGATTCTACTACCTGTTCAACGAATCGTTGATTACTCGCGCTCGCAACTATTGCGCAGACGAATTCCTTCGTTCTGACTGCAGCCACATGCTCTTTATTGACTCTGACGTCACGTTTGACGCAAACGATGTCATTGGTATGCTTGCTCTGATGAGTGAAGACAGTCCTTATGATGTTCTTTGCGCTCCTTATCCCAAGAAGTGCATCAGCTGGGAAAAGATCAAGGCAGCTTGCGACCTCGGCGCAGCTGATCAGGATCCGAATGTCCTAGAAAAGTTCGTCGGCGACTATGTCTTTAATCCGGCAAACGGAAGCGGTCAGATCCGTCTTGATCAGCCTGAAGAAGTTCTCGAGTCGGGAACAGGGTTCATGATGATTCGTCGCAGTGCGTATGAAAAGTTCCTTGTAGAATATCCGGAACTTACGTACAAGCCTGACCATGTTCGCACCGCAGCCTTCGATGGTAGCCGCGAAATTCACGCTTTCTTCGACGCTCTCATCGATAACAAGCACGCTCAGATCCGTAAGGAAATTCGAGAGTTCTATAAGCATAACCCCGAGGCGAAGTCTGAAGAAGTTATCGCCTTCATTGATGACGTTGAGAATTCGGCATTCGGCTTCAAGTATTCTAAGCGATATCTGTCTGAAGACTATATGTTCTGTCAGTGGGCGCGTCGTGCAGGTCTGAAGGTCTGGCTGGCTCCTTGGATTAAGCTTGCTCACACGGGCACTTATACCTTCGGCGGTTCTCTTGCCGACATCGCTTCAATCGGCGTCAGCGCGACTGCCGATCCCACAAAGCTTGGTAAAAAGGCTTGACCTTTTATTGATTTAGTAGTATTATGATAATACAGTTCAACTACGGAGAATATTATGAAACTGAGTGAAAAGACTTTGACTATCCTTAAGAACTACGCCTCGATTAATCAGGGAATCAAGATTACCAAGGGCAACGTTCTGTCGACTATTTCGCCTCTCAAGACTCTGCTCTCGAAGTCTACGATTGCCGACAAATTTGATGCTTCGTTCTGTATCTACGACCTGAATAAGTTCCTGTCGACTCTGTCGATGTTCAAGGATCCCGAGCTTGACTTCAGCGATACCGCTGTGATCATCAAGGACGGAATCAAGAAGGTCACGTATCGTTTTTGCGATGAGAAGGTTATCGTTGCTTCTCCCGCAAATGAGATCAAGTTCCCTGATGCTGAAGTGACTTTTGATCTTACGGTCGAAGCTCTGAGCACTGCAGTCAAGGCTACTGGTATTCTTGGGCTTCCTGAAATCGCCTTTGTTGGTGAAGACGGTAAGCAGTTTATCCGAGCAACGAACAGCAAGGACGTAGGGTCGGACGAGTTCAGCGAAGAAGTTGGACAGAGCAGCCAGGAATATACGGCTGTATTCAAGCCTGAATATCTGTCGAAGATTCTTCCTGGCAACTATAAGGTCGAAGTCTCGAGCAAGAAGATCTCTCGTTTCACCGGCGAGAATATTGTCTACTGGATTGCAACTGAGAGCAATTCAACCTTCGCTTAATTATGAATGCTGTGTCAACAGTGCCATTGGAGAACGGTGTGACATCCCCTCTCGCGAATGGCAAACTTTTCATTATGGAGATTCGTTATGTTAAGACGCAACGGATGTGATGCAGTTGTTTATAGGCAAACAGCCGAAAGTTTAAAGATTAGGACTATACACGGAACTCTAGAGCACCCTAAGTTGCCCTGCAACTCTTGTAATCAATTGAAGCCGATTATCAATTGGTACGTCGAATCTGAACCAAAGAGAAAACACAACAATCATATGCGCAAGCAATGCATTGGCTGTTGGGATATGTATAATGGGAAGCATCCTAGTAAGTGTACACCTCCCACGAATGATTTGACTGATTTTTTTATTATGGAGAACGAGAATGTCCGATGAATTTCTGTACGTCGAGAAGTACCGTCCTAAGACTGTTGAAGAATGTATCCTGCCCGAAGGGTTGAAGAAAACTTTTCAAGAATTTGTTAATCAAAAGAATGTGCCGAATCTGCTCCTTTCTGGTTCAGCAGGTTGCGGCAAGACTACTGTTGCCAAGGCTATGCTTGAAGAACTTGGTTGCGATTATATCGTCATCAACGGTTCTTTGAACGCGGACAAGAACACCCTACGTCATGATATGGCCAACTACGCTTCGGCTGTAAGCTTGACTGGCGGTCGTAAGTATATCATCCTAGACGAAGCTGACTATCTGGACGCGAATCACGTTCAGCCGGGACTTCGCAACTTTATGGAAGAATACTCGAGCAACTGCGGGTTCATTATGACCTGCAACTTTGCGAAGCGAATTATCGCTCCTCTTCATTCTCGTTGTTCGGTCGTTGACTTCAAGATCCGCAAGTCTGATCTTCCTTCTCTTGCTGCACAGTTCCTTAAGAGGTCTTGCACTATTCTAGAGACAGAAGGTGTAGATTACG